GCCGCCGAACGGTGGCTCGCCGAACGGGAGTGGCGGGAGAGCGGCAACCGGTCCGCGTTCAGCCGCGAGCAGGTGCGGCAGATGTACGACGAGTACGTGTATGCGCAATGGCTCGACGCCGAGGGCTGGTGCCGCGGCGTGCTGCTGACCAAGCGGGCCGAGCTCGACGGCATCGACCCCCTGACCGTCTTCTCGGGCCCTGCCCACGTGGCGTACGCCCGGGCGTCCGAGGAACTGCGCCGCTACTGGGCCGAGGTGTCCCCCCGGACCACGCTCGCCGAGTACACCGAGCAGCTCACCGGCGTGCGATCGGCCGCCGCCGACACCGCCCGCAAGACCGGTGCGGACATCTCCAACCGCTTTTAGGGGGTGAGGTGTTGGGGTTCCGCTCCGACGTCGTGCGCGCCGTCCGGGCCGGCCGCGATGCGGCCCGCGCCGGACAGCCGATCACCGCCTGCCCCCACCCGCGCGAGTCCCTGCTGCGTTCCGCGTGGGTCCGCGGCTACGCCGCCGCCCGCCCCCTGACCGCGCCGCCGTAGCGCGCCGCCCACCCCCGCCAAGGCCCGTACCCCGACCCGGGGGACGGGCCTTTTCCGTTTCCGCCCCCGGCCCGGAGGGACCAACCACCTTGACCACCAACGCACTTCCGATCCACCCCCGCACCGGCCTGCAGGCCGTCGGGCTGCGCCGCGACGGTCGCCCGATCTGGCCCGTCCTCGGAGGCTCCGGCGACACCGGTCCCACCGGTGAGCCGACCGGCGACCCGGCCGCGCCGCCCGCCCCGGGCCCCACCGACCCCACCGGAGCGCCGGCCGCGCCGCCGGTCCCGGCCGGCCCCACCGCCGAGCAGCTCGCCGACGCCCAGCGCGAGGCGACCGAGGCAGCCGAGCAGCGCGACCAGCTGCAGGCCGCCCTCGACGCGATCAACAAGGCCATCAACCCGGGCGCCGGCGGCGGCGAGTCCGATCCGGCGCAGCTCGCCGCCGCCGTCGCGGACCGCGACCGGCAGCTCGCCGAGCTCGGCGCGCAGCTGCGCACCGCGCGGGTCGAGCTCGCCGCCCACCAGGCCGCCGAGGCCGCCGGCGCGCGCCCCGATCGGCTGCTCAACTCCCGCTCGTTCGCGGCCGCGGTCGCCGCGCTCGACCCGGCCGACGCGCAGTTCGGCGAGCAGCTCAAGGCCGCCATCACGGCGGCGGTCGACGCCGACCCCGATCTCTACCGCGCCGCCCCTGCCGCGCCCGCCCGGTCCGGCGGCGAGTTCCGCGGCGCCCCCACCACCCGTACCGAACCCGCGTCGCTGCTCGAAGCGATCTCGGCGCGGCTCGCCAAGTAAGGAGGGCCCTGCCCCATGGCTATCACGCTGGCAGACGCCAAGCTCAACACCGTTGACCCGGTGGACCTTCAGGTCATCGACGAGTTCCGCAAGTCGTCGTGGCTGCTGGACAACATGGTCTGGGACCAGGCCGTGAACCCCGCCGGCGGCGGCGCGGTCCTCTCGTACGGCTACACGCGGCTGGTTGCCGAGCGCCCCGCCGGCTTCCGAAAGATCAACACGGAGTACCCGCGCGGGCAGGCCAAGCGCGCCCGGTTCTCCGTCGACCTTGCGCCGCTCGGCGACGCCTTCGAGGTCGACCGCACCATTGCCTCGCTCGGCCCGGCGGCGAGCAACGAGGTTGCGTTCCAGATGACGCAGGCGATCAAGAGCGCGAACACGTTCTTCAGCGAGCAGGTCATCACGGGCAAGAAGCAGACCACGCCCGAGGGCGATGTGCTGGGGTTCGACGGGCTCGACGTTGCCCTCGCCAACTCGGCGACCGAGATGGGCGCCGGCTCGTACCTCGACTGGACCGGCAGCACGCTGGGCACCGACACGGCCAAGGCGCACGCCGCGCTCGACGTTCTCGATGAATTCCTCGACCTGCTCGACGGCACTCCGTCCGCGCTGCTCGGCAACAGCAAGACGATCGCCCGCGTGCGCTCGCTCGCCCGCCGGGCCGGCTACTACAGCCGCGAGGAGAACGCGTTCGGCAAGAAGATCGAGGCGTACAACGGCATCCCGTTCGTCAACCTGGGAGACCGGGCCGGCAGCACGCTGCCGGTGGTTCCGATCGAGTCCCGGGACGTCGACGGCGCCGGCCCCGGCGGACAGATCACCGGCCTGTCCGACCTCTACGCGGTCCGCATCGGGATCGATGGATTCCACGGCGTGACCACCACCAGCGGAAACCTGGTTCGCCAGTGGCTGCCCGACTTCTCCAGCGCGGGTGCCGTCAAGGTCGGCGAGGTCGAGCTCGGACCGGTCGCGGTCGCGCTCAAGGCCACCAAGGCGGCGGCAGTGCTGCGGAACATCAAGGTGAAGTGATGTACGCGATCACGTCCCCGTTCGGGGACGACGACACTGTCGCCGGGGTCCGCTTCACCGCCGGCCGGGCCACCGCCGACGAACTCGGCCCGGGCGCCCGGCTGTACTTCCTGCGGTACGGCTACGAGATCGAGCAGCTCGACGACACCGACGAGCAGGGCCCGACGGGCGAAGACCCGCCGTCCCCGCCCGCCGCGGCCAAGGGGCGCGCCCGCGCCAAGGAGGGGACGGCGCCGATCGCGCCGCCCCAGTGATCGGGGGTGGGCATCGTGACAGTCGTCTACGCCACCCCCGAGCAGCTCGCCGCATGGCTGGGCCGGCCCGCGCCGGCGGACGCCGAGCGGCTGCTCGCCCGCGCGTCCGAGGACATCGACGCCGCGCTACTCACCGCCTGCTACCCCATCGACTCCACCGGCTCCCCCACCAACCCGGTGCACGCCCGGGCGCTGGCCGATGCCGCGTGCTCACAGGTCGAGTACCAACTCGCCGCGGGAGAGGACGGGACCGGCGCGGCCGCGCGCTGGTCATCCGTGAGCGCCGGCTCGATCAGCCTCTCGGCGAGCGGCACGGCCCCGGCCGGCGCGCCCGATCTCGCGCCCCGGGCACTGCGGGCCCTGCAGCGGGCCGGACTCACCGGTCACGGGGTGGGCGCCCCATGGTGACCCGCGTCCCCCGCTGGCTGCTGCGCCACCGCATCGTGATCGAGCCGTACGTCGGGGATTCCGCGTACGGGCCCGTCTACGGCCCGCCGCTCGACGATGTGCCCGCCCTGGTGTCCGAGACGGTGCGGCTCGTGCGTGCCCCGGACGGCCGGCAGGTCGTCAGCTCGGCGCAGGTCGTGCTCGACCTCGACACCGACGTGCCGGCCGGCTCCAGGATCACCCTGCCGACCGGCCGCACAACCGTCCCGATCACCGTCTCGACCGTCGACGCTCCGGGCCTGCCCGTGCCCGCCCACAGAGAGGTGACCTGCGAATGAGCCGTCCCCGCTCCCGGATCGAATGGACCGGCGACGCTGTCCTGCGGGCCGAGCGCGCCGCCGCGGCGCGTGGCCTGCTCGCCGCCGCCGAGCACGTGCTGCAGGTGTCCCGCGAGGTGGTGCCGATCGAAGAGGGCACCCTCGCCCGCTCCGGCGTCGCCAGCGTCGACGAGCAGCAGCTCGTCGCCGCCGTCTCCTACGACACTCCCTACGCGTCCAGGGTGCACGAGGATCTCAACGCCCGGCACGACGCCGGCCGGAGCGCCAAGTTCTTGGAGCGGCCGGCCGCGGAGCAGGCGGGGACGGTCGAGCAGATCATCGCGGCCTCTGTGCGGCGCGCGCTCCACTAGACCGCCCCCACCGCCGAACTAGCTGGCGTCGTCCAGATCCTTACGCGCCTGCTCGAACGCCTCCCGAGCGTCGTCGAGCTCCTTGTAAGCCGCCTTCTGCTCCTTTGCCGTCAGGTTGCCCACATCCTTCGGCCCGAGGGCCGCCGCGTTCACGAACCTGCTCACGGCGTTCTCGGCAGCGTTCAGCCTCGCGAGCGCGGCGTCGTAGGCGCGCTGCAGCTCGTCAAATCCCTTACCCACCAGTCACTTTCCCTTCAATCTGCCCCGCCCTTCGACGCTACCCCGCTCGTCGGTGAATCGAAGACTCGTCCGGAGGCGAAGCGTTTGCCCGACCTGCTCGACTCCCTCGCCCGCTACCTGCAGGCCGTCGGCCTGCTCGCCTACGACCCCACCGGCACCCGGGGAGACACGTTCGTTGAGCTGCTCCCACCGGCGCCCGACCGGGCGGTGCAGCTCTCCCTCTACGGCGCCGGCACCCCCGACCCGCTCAACGCGTGGGACGAGCGGGCGCTGCAGGTGCGCGTGCGCGGCACCGCCGACCCCCGGGTGTCCCGCGTCCGCGCCGAAGCGCTCTTCGGTGCGCTGCACGGGCTCGCCGGTGTCGATCTCCCGGGCGGGCTCTGGCTCGTGCTGTGCATCGCGCAGCAGACCCCCGCCCCGCTCGGCGTCGACGCTGCCGGCCGGCACGAGCACGTCGTGAACTTCCGCCTCGACGTCGAGGCGACAACCCCCCGACCCACCTAGGAGGTGACCCCATGGCGGCTCCCGGAACCCCGCGCCCGATCGACGCCCGCGGCTGGACCTTTGAGGTCCAGGACCTGACGGCCAGCACCGAGACATGGCTGCGCGTCGGCATGCTGACGAGCTTCTCTCACTCGCCCGGCGAGAACGAAGAGACCGAGGACATCACGAGCTTCGACGACGACGGCCACTACTCGCAGGACGTCATGCAGCGCGGCGCGTCCATCGCCCTTGAGTCCAAGTACGCCGCGGACAAGACCGGCGTGCGCGACCCCGGGCAGGCGTACGTCGACGAGAAGTGGGTGCCGCGTCTCGGCGCCGAGTCGCACAACCCGGTGCGCTGGCGCCACCGTTCCCAGACCGCATGGGTGGTGTGGGACGCCACGGTCAGCCCGGGCGAGCAGGGCGGCGGAACCACCGAGAAGACGTCGTGGTCCGCCACGATCACCCGGTGCGGCCGGCCGTCGACCACCGCGGTGACCCCGCCGCCGGCCGGGGGTGGCTCGTGACCGACAACGAGCTCGACCTCGACCTCGACCACCAGGACCAGCCGGACGGCGCCGCGGACTTCGATGCGTTCTTCGCCGAGCAGGCCGCCAACGGGCCTGCAGAAACGTTCCTCCTCTACGGCCGGACCTACCGCCTCCCGGACGCCCTGCCGCTCATGTTCACGCTGCAGATGGAGCGGCTGCAGTCGTCCGACGACCCGGACGACGTGCGCGCGATGCTGCGGACCCTGGTGGGCGAGGATGCTCTCGACCACTGGGCCGAGCAGGGTATGACCGATCGGCAGCTCGGGATTGTGCTCATCTACGCGGCCGCGACCGTGCGCCGGCCCGGCAGCGTCACCATGCAGCGCGCCGCCGAGCTCTACGCGCAGCAGAACGCGGCCGCGGGAAAAGCCCCGGCGCCGCCGGCCCCGAACCGGGCGACCCGCCGGGCGAAGACAGGGCGGCGGCGGGCGGGCTCTGGTCGGCAGTCCTGACGCACTGGGCCGCCGTCGAGGCGGACCTCGCCCGCACCTACCACCTCACCGCAGCCGAGATCGCCGCGCTCAGTGAGCGGCGGTTCGTGGTCCTGCTCGGCGGGCTCGGCGAGGACTCCCGGTTCCGGGAGCTGTGGGCGCGCACCCCCCGCACCGTCTCGTCGGCCGCGGAGATCGCGGCCATTACCGGGCTCCCCGCCGAGGGGTAGGTCGTCGAGGGGGTGAGCCGAGTTGGCGCTCACCGTCGGCGAGCTGCTCGCCACCATCACGGTCGACGACGCCCCGGCCGAGGCCGGGCTGCGTCGCACCGAGCAGGGCATCCGCCGTACCGCGCAGATCATCGAGGACGAAGCGGGCCGGGCCGGCCAGGCGGCCGGACGCGAGCTCGGCGACGGACTCGCCGAGGAGTCCGAGCGCGGCGCCGAGCGCGCCGGCTCCGGCATCACCAGCGCGCTCGGCGCCGTCAAGGGCGCCCTGATCGGCGGCGCGATCGGCGCCGCCCTCATGGCTGGGCTGTCCGAGGCCGTCGGCCAGCAGAAGGGCACGAGCCTGCTCACCGCGCAGCTCGGCGCGAGCCCCGAGCAGGCCGCCCAGCTCGGCAAGGCTGCAGGCAAGCTCTACTCCGGTGGCTACACCGAGTCCGTCGAGACCGCCAACGAGGCGTTGAAGCACCTGTGGCAGCAGGGACTCGTCCCGGCCGACGCGACCGCCGAGCAGCTGCAGAAGGTCGGCGGCCGCGCGCAGCAGGTCGCCGACATTCTCGGCGAGGAAGTCGGCCCGGTCGCCAAATCCGTTGGGACCATGCTCAAAACGGGAATGGCGAAAGATGCCGACGAGGCTTTCGATATTCTCGTCAAGGGAACTCAGCTCGGCGCCAACAAGGCCGAGGATCTGCTCGACACGTTCAACGAATACCCGGTCCAGTTCAAGGACTTGGGCATTGATGGAAAACAGGCCATGGGCCTGATTCATCAAGGCTTGGAAGCGGGCGCACGTGACGCCGATATCGTCGCGGACGCTTTCAAGGAACTGAACATCCGCGTCAAGGACGGCAGCGCTGCCGACGGCCTTAAGTCGCTCGGCCTGTCCGCCGACAAGATGGCGGCCGCGTTCAACAAGGGCGGGCCGGAGGCGAACGCCGCGCTCGATCAGATCATGGATCGACTGCGGTCCGTCAAGGACCCGACCGAGCGTTCCCGGCTCGCGTTCTCCCTTCTGGGCACGCAGGCCGAGGACATGTCCAAGGCGCTGTTCTCGCTCGACCCCTCCAGCGCGGTCGCGAGTCTCGGCGCGGTCGACGGTGCGGCCGCCCGGGCGGGCGACACGATGCGGGACAACGCCTCGACCCGGTGGACCAGCTTTACCCGGGGCCTGCAGCAGGGCGCCGTCGACGTGCTCGGTGCCAAGGTGGTTCCGGCCCTCATGGCGG